TCACGAAGAATCCAGTTGGTCAGCAGTATATTATGTAACGCCAACAGAAGATGGAATACTATATCTTAAAGACCCACGAACACAGGAAGCTATGGATGCCTCTCATAGATTTTTAAAACAACCTTATAGTAATGTAATTGGTAAAAGACCGTTTGATGCTGGAGAATTAATATTGTTTCCGAGTTGGTTGGAACATGGTGTTGCTCCTAGTTCTAAAGATACAACAAGAATAAGTATAGCGTGTAACTTTTTAATACATGGGAATAGATAAAATGTCTGAACAAGGAGTATACTTAGGCAATCCAAACCTCAAACGGGCAAACGTGTCCCAAGAGTGGACAAAAAAAGAAGTTGAAGAATACTCTAAGTGTATGAAAGATCCTTTATATTTCATACAAACATACATACGAATTGTTTCTCTTGATGAAGGTTTAGTTCCATTTAAGATGTACGACTTCCAAAAAGAAATGGTTGGTACATTTCACAGCAATCGTTTTACTATTTGCAAACTTCCTAGACAGTCAGGTAAATCTACAACCATTATAGCATATTTGTTGCATTATGTTTTGTTCAATGCTTCAGTTAATGTTGCGATACTTGCCAACAAAGCTGCGACTGCTAGGGACTTGCTAGGACGGTTACAACTCGCATATGAACACCTACCTAAGTGGTTACAACAAGGAGTCATGAGTTGGAACAAAGGCTCTTTAGAGTTAGAGAATGGTTCTAAAATTCTTGCAAGTTCTACTTCTGCAAGTGCAGTTCGTGGTGGTTCATATAATATTATTTTCCTTGATGAGTTTGCATACGTTCCTTCTAATGTAGCAGAACAATTCTTTAGTTCAGTCTATCCTACAATCAGTTCGGGTAAAACTACAAAAGTGATGATAGTATCGACCCCTCATGGTATGAATATGTTTTACAAATTGTGGAATGATGCAGAGAACCAAAGAAATACTTACGTTCCAATAGAGGTTCACTGGAGTGAAATTCCTGGCCGTGATGAAGAATGGAAAGCAGAAACTATAAAGAATACTAGTGAACAACAGTTTAACACAGAGTTTGAGTGTGAATTTTTAGGAAGTATCGATACATTAATCAAAGCACAAAAATTAAAAACAATGTCTTACAACCCACCAATTCAATCTAATGCTGGTCTTGATGTGTTTGAAAAACCATTAAAAGACCACACATATGTACTGACAGCTGACGTTTCAAGGGGAACGTCTAACGACTACTCTGCATTTCTAGTGTTTGATGTATCGCAAATGCCCTATAGGATTGTCGCAAAATTTCGTGACAACGAAATAAAACCTTTATTATTTCCTGCTAAAATATATGACGTTGCAAGAGCATACAATCAAGCATTTGTTTTAATTGAGGTAAACGACATAGGAGAACAGGTTGCATCAACTATGCAGTTTGACTTGGAGTATGACAACCTTATTATGGCTTCAATGCGAGGCCGTGCAGGACAAGTCCTTGGCGGGGGGTTCTCAGGTGGTAGAGCGCAGTTGGGTGTAAGAACAACTAAGGCTGTAAAACGAATAGGTTGCTCTAATCTTAAACAGATGATTGAAGATGATAAACTGATTGTTCAAGACCTACAAATTATTAGTGAACTATCTACGTTTATTGTTAAAGGACAATCTTTTGAAGCTGACGATGGGTGTACAGATGACTTGGTTGCGTGTATGTTTATATTTGCATGGGCAACAGACCAGACGTATTTTAAAGAATTAACTGATATGGACATAAGACAGACTATGATGAGAGAACAACAAGACATGTTAGAACAAGACATGGCGCCGTTTGGATTTATGGTTAATGGTTTAGAAGATGAAAATATTGGTACAATGGTTGATGAATATGGAACACGTTGGAGTCCAGTAGTTAGATCCCACGATTCGGATTGGTAAAGGTCTAAATAAATTCTATTAGATCATTGTCATTCTTAATCCAACAATTTAAACATAATATTAAAGAGCTGTCTATAAGATTAATTATTTCTTTGCGACTTTCATTATTTACACCAACTCTTTTTGTTAGTTTACGGATTTTAGAATCGTGGGGGTAAAACTTTAAACATACGGTTTCACTTTCTCCACAATGTTTGCATGACTTTTCTGCAAGGAATTCGTTAAGCAAAACAATTCTTTTGCGATAGTTTCTACGAGATACTTTTTTAATAGTATCTTTATATTTTTCGTAATGACTATTTGACATAATATTATTTATATGCAAAGACACATATAAAATGTAGTTTATGGAAACTATTTTTTTATAAATATTAGTGAAGATTAAAAACACTCTAATATAAAGGAGTCAAAGACATGGCATTTTTAGTTTCGCCTGGCGTTCAAGTCAGAGAGATAGACCTTACAAATGTTATCCCAGCAGTATCCACCTCAATAGGTGCAATTGCAGGGCCATTTGAAAAGGGGCCAGTTTCGTCTGTAACTACAATTAGTTCAGAGGAACAACTGGTACAGTTATTTGGTAAACCAAATGCAAACAATTTTGAGTTTTGGTTCACAGCCTCTAACTTTTTACAATATTCTGATGCACTTCGTATAGTTCGTGCAGAATCAGGAATATTAAACGCCGGTGCAAACTCAGGCATACTTATTCGTGATGATGATCATTACGAAGCTTCATTTTCCACAGGACAAGGTTCTCATGGTGAGTGGGCAGCAAGGTCTGCTGGAACACATGGTAACTCACTTGGTGTAGATATATGTGGAAGTGGAAGAGCATACACACAACCACTTGGTACACTTAACTTAGTTAATGGTGCTGGTGCGGTTGGTGATTTGTCTATTACGGTTGATGATCAAGATGCATCAAATGCTACAATTTCAGCTGGTGACATCATTGGTTTCCAAACAAACAACGCTGTTACAGCAGTTGTTGATGGTGCAATCACTACTGCAACTAAAAACCTTACGATTAATGGTAACTCTGGTACAGCTGCAGTTGGACAACGAGTAATCGGTGCAGGCATTTCTGATGGTGGTGAGGTTGTTAAAATTGCAACAGTCACTACACAGAGTGCAGTGATACTTGACAAAGCAATCACAGTTGCAGATGATGTGGTGCTTGCACTTACAACAGATGCAAACGTAGAGTCTAAAAATCAAGAATACGAAGTAGTTTCTGTTTCATCTAATACTCTAACAATTCGTTTGTTAGATGATCCTGCTGGAGCTGGATTACAAACTGTAATTCCTGACAACTCATACATCACAAGACGTTGGAGATTTTCTGACTTATTTGATGCTGCGCCAGGCACATCTGCTTGGGCAACTGCAAATGGTCGTGGTGAAAAAGATGAAATCCACGTTGCAGTTTATGATACAACTGGTGATATCACTGGTTATGATGTTGATGTTGCAGGACAACGGACAAGTGCAATAATTGAAGTTTTTGCTGCCATGTCAAAGAACTCAGCTGGAAAATCTCCACAAGGGGACAACAACTATTATGCAGATATTATTTTCCGTAAATCAGAATTTATTTACTGGACGGATCATCTCAGTCAAGGTACTAATTGGGGTACAGATATTGCAACTGGTACAGACTACACATTAGTAAGTGAAGTTGTAAGTGATTCACTAACTGGTGGAACAGATGATTATTCTGTTACTGCTGGAGAAATTGAACTTGCATATGATAATTTTGAGGACACAGAAAATCTTGACATCAACCTAGTATTAGGTGGGCCAAGTTCTGGTGTTGCTGATACTGAACTTGGGCATGATACCCACGTAACAATGATTACTGCACTTTGCGAAACTCGTAGGGATTGCGTAGGATTTGTTTCTCCGTATCGGGCTGCAACAGTTGGTGGAACAAGCAACGTAACTATGACTAAAAATGTTAAAGATGCGTTTGATGCATGTCCATCATCATCTTACATGGTATTCGATAGTGGATACAAATACATGTATGACAAGTACAATGATGTTTATCGGTATGTGCCACTGAATGGTGATACAGCTGGTCTTTGTGCTCACACAGATACAGTTGCTGATCCGTGGTTCTCTCCTGCTGGTTATACTCGTGGCAACGTAAGAGGTGCAATTAAACTTTCTTACAACCCACTAAAAGCAGATAGAGACATACTTTATAAATCTAGAATTAATCCAGTGGTTAATTTTCCTGGCCAAGGCGTGGTTCTGTTCGGTGACAAAACTGCTCAAACAAAACCAAGTGCATTTGACCGCATTAACGTCAGACGATTATTCTTGGTTCTTGAGAAAGCAATTGCAACCGCAGCTAAATTTCAACTCTTTGAATTCAACGATGAATTTACAAGGGCACAATTTAGAAACCAAGTAGAACCTTTCTTGCGTGATGTGCAAGGTAGAAGAGGTATTACTGATTTCTCTGTAAAATGTGATGGTACAAATAACACTGGTGAAGTTATTGACCGTAATGAGTTTGTTGGAGATATATACATCAAACCTGCTCGTTCTATCAACTTTATCTCATTAAACTTTATTGCGGTGCGAACTGGCGTATCGTTTAGCGAGGTAGGAGGATAAGTCATGGCTAGTATTAACGATTTTAAAGCAAACTTAATCGGTGGTGGTGCAAGGGCTAATCAGTTCAGAGTAACTATTACCCCTCCGCCAGGCATCGCAATTGGTCTTGATGTTCGTAGAACATCTTTCATGTGTAAAGGAACTAATCTTCCTGCACAAGAATTGACCCCAATCGAAGTTCCCTTTCGTGGCAGAAAAATTTATATTGCTGGAGATAGGGAATTTAGTGAAACTTGGACGACTACATTCATTAACGATACGGACTTTATGATTCGTAACGCAATGGAAAGGTGGTCTAATGGAATCAACGACTTAGCATTAAACACTGGTGTTATTGACCCTGCTGATTATCAGACAGATTTAACTGTTGAACAGTTAGATAGAGATGATACAATTCTAAAGACTTATATTTTTAGAAGTGCATGGCCAGTAAGTATTAGTCAGATTGAATTGACTTCAGAAGCAGCTGATGCTCTTGAAGAGTTTGAATGCACATGGAGATATCAACATTTTGAGGCTTCAGGCGTTAACTTTTAGACCTACTAAATAGTATTAATTAGTAGGAGATATTATGGCAGAGTTATTTGGATTCAAAATTCAACGATCAGCTAAGGATTCGGGTGGGGAAACAACTTTCTCCACTCCAACTCCTGATGACGGCACTATAGACGTTGCTGGTGGTGGTTTTTTTGGACAAGTTTTAGACACAGATGGTAGAGAACGAACCGATTTAGATTTAATTCGAAGGTATCGTGATATTGCTCAGCAAGCAGAATGTGATACTGCAATTGAAGATATTATCAATGAGGGTATTGTTGCAAACCAAAACGATGTAGCAGTAGAAATTACTTTAGATCGTGTACCCTATCCAGAAAAAATTAAAAGAAAAATACGTTCAGAATTTCATGAGGTCTTGCGACTTCTTAGTTTTGAACAAAAAGGTCATGACGTTTTTCGCAGATGGTATGTAGATGGTCGTGTATTTTATCACAAAATAATTGATACTAAAAACCCTAGAAGGGGCATTACCGAATTAAGATATATTGACCCTACTAAAATTAAGAAAGTCAGAGAAGTTAAAAAATCATTAGACAAAAATACTTCAATACAAATGACTGAAAAAATTGAAGAGTATTATATCTATAATGAAAAAGGATTAGCGTCAGCTGGGACTTCTGGAAGTAATCAAGGATTAAAAATTGCTTATGATTCAATTTCATATTGTCCATCTGGTTTAATAGACGGCAATAGTGGACGAGTTCTTTCTTATCTACACAAAGCAATCAAACCTGTTAACCAACTTAGAATGATTGAAGATGCGTTAGTTATCTATCGTATATCAAGAGCGCCAGAAAGACGTATATTCTATATTGATGTTGGTAATCTACCAAAGATTAAAGCAGAACAATATTTAAAAGACGTAATGAATCGTTATCGTAACAAGTTAGTATACGATGCAAGGACAGGTGAGATTAGAGATGATCGAAATCATATGTCTATGTTAGAAGATTTTTGGTTGCCTCGTAGAGAAGGTGGTCGTGGTACAGAGATTACAACTTTGCCAGGCGGCTCTAATCTAGGAGAGATTGATGACATTCAATATTTTCAAAAGAAACTTTACAAGTCTTTGAATGTTCCAATATCTCGTATGGATTCTGATGCTGGATTTTCTTTAGGTAGAGCATCAGAGATAACAAGAGATGAATTAAAGTTTACTAAGTTTGTGCAACGCATTCGTAAGAAGTTTGTTCCTTTATTTACAGACATTCTTAAAACGCAGTTGTTATTGAAGGGTGTAATTGCACCAGAAGATTGGCCCGCAATTCAAGAACATATTCAATATGACTTTTTACAAGATGGACATTTTTCAGAGTTAAAAGATGCAGAACTTCTTAATGACAGACTTTCAGCACTTGACGGAATACAATCATATATCGGTACTTTCTTTAGTAAAGAATATGTATTAAAGAAAGTCTTGCGTATGAATGATGCAGAAATTGCTGATATGAATGACCAAATTAGAAAAGAACGTGATACTGATCCTATGGACGGTGGTATTGATGTTCCTGATGGTGGTGACGGAATTACTCGTTATCCACAAGATGGCGCTGGGGGAATAGT